TTCAACTCGCACACACTAGTAGGGAATGACTGCCAACGAGATTATCACTCCGGCGCTCGAGCGCATAGGACATATTTATCGAATAAGGAACACCGTAACGGAAAAACACTATATCGGACAAGCAATGAGCCACCGAAAAAACAAGGGAAAGTATGTGCCATTTGGTTACGAAGGACGATTACGTGACCATATAAGTGATGCGGTTTGTAATAGCAAGAAGAAACAATGTAGGTATTTGAACAATGCTATTCGCTTATACGGGAAGGATGTATTCCATGTAGAACTTCTCAAAACATGTCCTCTTGACGAGATGGACATGTGGGAAATTCACTACATCCAAGAGTATAATACATACTACCCGACTGGTTATAACCTTACAAAAGGTGGCAAAACAATTGTAAAAGCCGATGCTGACACAGTCGATGCTTTACAAACACGAACACCTCAGAAACGGGGTGGCAGTGTCTGTAGAACAGAATCGACAAGGGGGTTAATTTCAAAAGGCATTAAGACAGCACTCGAATCAGAGAGTGTTCGTCAAGAGCTTATGAAACGGTCTCAACAACAGCATCGCAACCGAAAAGTGGAAGAATTCCGTGGAGTTACAATCGATAAAGATAATTTGGACCAATACCTATCAGTCAAGCACAGGGCCGGACAGCCCTACGTGATTGTGAAGGTAGGTGGTAAAACGGCATCCTTTGTGGGAAAGTATGAAACTTTGGAAATTCTTCAAGAACGGGCGAGAGAGTTCTTGAGAAGTGTCAGTTAGTAATTTGCAACGTCCTCAAATTGTTCGGGAAGTCCGTAAAATATCAGATACTAAGGTTCTTTGCGAAAGCAAGAACTGGCTCTGGAGAAACTCAGAGGTATAGTAAAAATTCTGATAATGAGCCTGTCAGGAGACGGGTGAAATCGGTAATCCGCAGCCAAGCTCCTACGCCCGTTTAGCAGGGTATGGAGAAGGTTCAGAGACTAAATGGGAACGGGTCATCAAGGAAGGTCTAGCTAACCTGAGATGGCACAAGATATAGTCCGGCCCCCTTCGAAAGTTGGGGGATGTTGCTTGTATTGTGACAACAATACGGGCACGGAGATGAATATGCACGCCCCTCAGAGTTACGAGGCGGCCACCGAACTAGAAGAAATTGCGGCCATTCCGCACAATATTGTGACGCCGAGGCACGCTCGACCCCTGATCGGTGTGTTCCAGGACTCGGTGGTGGGAACGTACCGCCTAACGAGGCCTGGGGTCCAGTTTAGCCGCCGAGAGTTTATGAATTTGATGATGCGCAACAAGCGGTTCGACGGGACCCTTCCCGCTCCCGCTCTGCCTAACTTTGAGTACACGGGCCAGCAGGTGCTGAGCCAGTTGCTGCCGCCCCTCAACATGGAAATGGGGAATGCGGGCTACGACAAGGAAAAGGACAGCAAGGATTCACACAAGTACATCAAGATAGTCCAGGGCCAGATTCAGCAGGGGCAGGTCGACAGCGACATTTACATGAAGCCGGGCAAGGGCATTGTCCACATTACGTACAATGACTATGGACCGGCCGAGACAACCATGCTCCTGGACTCGATTCAGCGAGTGGTGGAGGATTTCCTGGTGCTGGACGGGTTCAGCGTCGGCATCTCGGACCTTGTGGCGGACGAGGGGACGCTCAAGGTCATTCAGGACACGATTCGCCAGCGCAAGAAGGAACTCGAGGAGATTCAGACGCTCGTTCATTCGGATCTCTTTGAAAACAATACGGGCAAGACCAACCAACAGGAGTTCGAGGACCAGGCCTTTTCGGTCCTCAACAGTGCGACGGCGGATGCGGGCAAGTCGGTGAAGAACTCCCTGACGACGGAGAATCGCCTGGTGGCCATGGTGGCGTCGGGCTCCAAGGGCGGTGAAATCAACATTGCCCAGATGATTGCCTGCTTGGGGCAGCAGTCGATTGAGGGCAAGCGCCTTCCGAACGGTCTGACGGACAGGACGCTGCCCCACTATAAGAAGTATGACGACGGGGCGGAGGCTCGGGGCTTTATCGAGTCGTCCTTTATCAGGGGCCTGACGCCCCAGGAATTCTTCTTCCACGCCATGACGGGTCGTGAGGGGTTGATTGATACAGCTGTTAAAACGGCCGATACAGGATATATTCAGCGCCAACTCGTCAAGGCGCTGGAGGACATTGTGGTCCAGCACGACGGGACGGTCCGGGACGCCAACATGAACATTCTCCAGTTTCACTATGGCGAGGACAGCATCATGGCGACCAAGTTGGAAGTCCAGGAACTCCCCCTCGACAAGTTGAGTCGCAAGGGAATCCGAGAGACGTTTGGCATGTCCAAGGTCGACTGGTCGGCGGTTCTGGAGGACGGGATTCAGCGACCGGCCAACGAGGACTCCCTGACGGCCGCCTATGTGGAGGACATTCTGGAGGACCAGCGCCTCCTCGTGGAGGGCGTGTTTCGGAATTCGACCTATGGAGCGCCCATCAACGGTTCCGTGCCGCTGGCCCGCCTCCTTCTCAACACCAAGGTGCGGTTCGGTCTCAAGCAGACGAGCAAGACGAATTTGACGCCCGGCTACGTCCTCACGCTCCTCAAGTCCATCGTGGAGCGCACCAAGTCCTCCCATGTTCGTATGTGGGCGGCGCTTCTGCGCTACCACTTGGCCCCCCATACCCTCATTGTCAAGGAACGTTTCACCAAGGAGGCCTTTGACACGATGTGCGAGATGATTGTGGTGGCGCACATGAAGTCGTGGGTCCAGCCGGGCGAGCAGGTCGGCATCGTGGCGGCCATGAGCATTGGAGAGCCGTCGACCCAGTTGACGTTAAATTCAGTGGACTGGGACGAGCGCATCGTGATTGAAAAGGACGGACAGGTGTGGACGCCCCCTATTGGTGAATTCATCGATGAGTATGCGGCCTCCTGCGACCCCAATCGGGTCCAGCGCTTGGAAAACAACCAGGTCTACATTAGCCTCAAGGACGATGGGCATACGTGGCGTTCGCTCAGTTGCGATGGACACGGCAAGATGCAGTGGACGACGCTCGAGGCTATTACCAAGCATCCGGTTGTGAACGAGGACGGGACCGACACGATTCTGGAGGTGGAACTAGAATCGGGGCGCACCGTCAAGGCCACCAAGGGCAAGTCGTTCTTGACCGTATCCAAGGAGGATGGTCTCCTGACGGCTACGAACGGGTCGGACCTCCACGTAGGCGACGAACTCCCGTGTGCTCTCAGCCTGGCCACGGACAGCCTCTCCATTGTAACGTCCCTCCCTCTTCGTCCACTCTTGCCGCCCATGGAATGGCTCTATGGCTCGGAGATGCGCAAGGCCATGGCCACTATGGATGCCGAAAATGCCCGAGGCAATCGCCACTGGTTCCAGGCCAACCAGGGCCGTGCCTTTACGGTGCCTTACAGCCGCAGTGATGCCTTTCGGGACGCCTTTACCAAGGGCAAGAATCCGCATGATGTACGAGAAGGCTACGTGTATCCCAAGTATATGCGGTCCGAAGTCCCATCGCAGATTCCCGAGGTATTGCCGCTCGATGCGGCCTTTGGGTTCTTCTGTGGGGCTTATATCGCCGAGGGCATGAGCAACCGGACTCAGATCTGTATCACAAACAATGATGCAGGATACCTCGCCAAGATTCGCACCTATATGGATTCCCTGTTGGTCGGAACTCACCTCGTGGACGAGGAACGCCATGCGACCACGACGGATATTACGGGCCACACGACCAGCCTCATCATTCATTCCACATTGCTGGCCAAGGTGATGGGCACCGTCTTTGGGTCCAAGTCCTACGTCAAGGACATTCCCGACTGGGTCCTTCAGGCTCCCGACGAGTTTGTCAAGGCCTTGGTGGACGGGTACATTAGTGGGGATGGATGCGTTCACTTGGACGGGTCTATCGTCTATTCGTCCGTGTCGGAACGCCTCATCACCAAGATGAATGCGATTATGGCTCGGTATGGCATCTTTACGTCTGTGTCCTCCCGCATGCCACCTCTTGGTAAGTTCAAGTCCGTGAGTCGGTCCTATTCATCCTACATTGGGCCCCATCACACAACACGGTTTGCCGAGTTGTTTCCCCTCACCCTTGCCAAGAAGCAGGAGAGGCTCATGGCGCACCTGTACGGGGGCGATCACACGATGAAGAGGACTGTCATGGGAGATGTGGTGCTCGACAAGGTCAAGACCATCAAGGAAATCAAGCCACTGAAGGGATTTGTCTACGATTTGACCGTCGAAGGAACTCGCAACTTTGTGCTGTTAAACACGGTAAATTGCGCAGATACCTTCCATTTATCCGGGGTTGCGAGCAAGTCGAACGTGACCCAGGGCATCCCCCGTCTTCGTGAAATTCTCAAGGTGACGAAGAACCCCAAGGCCACCTCTCTCACGATTTACATGAAGCCCGAGTATCGCCAGAACAAGGAGAAGGCGAGGGAACTCGTCCAGGATCTGGAACTGACGCTTCTGCGGACCATCACCAACAAGGTGGCGATTTACTGGGATCCGACGGACGAGGCCACGGTGGTGGAGGAGGACCGGCAACTCCTCGCCTTTTACCGGGACATTGAGGGCCCGACCCCCAAGATTCAGCAAAAGTGGCTCCTGCGTCTCGAACTCAATCGGGAGGAAATGTACAATAAGAACATCTCGATGGCGGATGTCGTGTTTGTCATTCAGCAACTGTACCCCACGGACGTGGGCATTATTTACAGCGACTACAATGCCGACAAGTTGGTCCTGCGCATTCGCATGATTACCGACGACGAGCGAGAAAAGGACACGGCCGCTCAGTTGGACGATTTCACGATTCTCAAGCGGTTCCAGAACAAACTTCTCAACCAGTGCGTCATTCGGGGCGTGCCGGGCATCAAGGCCGTCACCTTTCGCAACGACGTTCAGTCGGTGGCGCTCGAGGGCGAGGAGGAGCAGTACAAGCCCCTCAAGCAGTACATTCTGGACACGGACGGGACCAACTATGTCAAGGTCATGAATCACCCGTCCGTCGACGCCACCAAACTCTACACGACCAACGTATACGACATTCTGGACATTCTGGGGCTCGAGGCAGCCCGGGCCATTCTGCTGAATGAACTCCAGCCCATCTTTGGGTCAGTGGGCGTCAACATTCGCCACATGGGGATTCTCTGCGACTGGATCACACGAACGGGGCGGCTCATGTCGATTGACCGCAACGGCATCAACAAGAATGACATTGGCCCGCTGGCGAAAATGTCCTTTGAGGAGACGTCCAAGATTGTTCTCAAGGCGGCCCTCTTTGGCGAGGTGGATCCCGTGACGGGCGTCAGTGCCAATATCATGACGGGGCAGCCCTTCCGTGGCGGCACGGCCTTTTCGCAGATTCTGCTGGACGACACCGTCTTTGAGCAATTCACGAACGAGATGGAGGGGGTCCCCGAAGAGGAGGGAGAGATGGACGGAAACATCTTTGACTTGATGGTGCAGACCACGAACGACCCGTGCGCCAAGACGCACTTTCAGACGGCCATTACAATGCCGGATCAGAACATTGGGCTGGAGGAACCTGATGTAGAATTGTACGAGTCCTAAGAATCTAAAGCAGTACCAAGTACACCTGTATGGATATTGTACCGTCTACCCCATGGAAGACGATACGATGGATGCGAACGACTGCCGAAAGCCTGACGCCTGCGGAGCCAGAAGAACAAGGGATAGAACCATCTGACCTTTCAGGAACCCCAACAGGAGCAACAACAGCAACAACAACAGCAACAACAACAACAGCAACAACAGCAACAGCAGCAACAGCAACAGCAGTCGAGTGGACCTATGAGTTCAAGCCCGAAGAGGCCCTTCTTCACGAGTTGCGAAAGAAGATTCAACTCTACGAGGTCGGCCAGCAGCAGACGTCGGGGCAGGTGAGCACGTGGGAGTATTACAAAAAGGTGGTGAATCCGTATGAACTCGTCTATACGCAAAAAAAGTACGACGATTTCCCCGAATCCGTGTGTATCCAGCAGCCCCTCTCTCGGTCCTATTTCAAGATTCTGGAGGTTCTTTCAATCACTGATTTTTTAACCGATGTCAAGCCCTCTCAGCGGCTCTGTTCGGCGCATGTGTGCGAGGGCCCGGGTGGGTTCATCCAGGGATTTCTGGAAGAGTGCAGTCGTCGTCGACTCCATATCGGAGTCTCGACTGCCATTACGCTCAAGCCCACCCAGCAAAACGTTCCTGGATGGAAACGGGCCACCCATTTTCTCCAAAAAAACAAACAGGTGCGGGTCGTGTATGGGAAGGATGGGACGGGGGACCTCCTGTCCTATGAGAATCAGAATGACTTTATTCGCTCGGTCCCGAACAAGGTCCATTTTTTTACGGGGGACGGCGGGTTCGACTTTTCGACGGACTATGATTCCCAGGAAAAGACGATTTTCCCCCTGTTGGTAGCATCTGTGCGAACGGGATTCGAAGTTTTAGCGCCAGGGGGCCTGTTTGTGCTAAAGTTCTTCGACCTGTATTACGACGGGACGAAGGACCTCATTTGTTTCTTGTCGAAATGTTTTCGACGCTGGACCTTGTACAAGCCGGCCACGAGTCGGCCGTGCAATCCTGAGATTTATTTCTTGGGGGATCGGTTTTTGCCACCGCCGCCGCCCGTTCTGGAGACGCTGCGAACCTGGTGCAAGGAGCAAGAAATACGGAAACAGCCCCCTCGGCGTTTGCTAGCCGCCCTGCCCGCCCCCTTTTCGGCAGCCATTGATTCATTCTTGCTGGATTCTGTGACGCTCCAGACAGAGTACTTGCACAAGGTGTTTCATTTGATAGAGACGCCCCGAACCAAGGAGGAGCAGGCCATCCATATTCGTGATTTATTGAAGAAGCATGAAGTCATCAGTTACGACTGGTGCAGGGCCTTTAACGCCCCGGTTTATCCCCAGCGTGTCCGTTTAATTGCGGCTTCACGAAAGTGTCTACAAGAGTCTGGCCGACTAGGATAGAGGCCTTGTGCTGCGTCAAGGACCCGGTGGCCATGCGGTCCAGGGCCTTTAGCATGGCATTGATGGGTGACAAGTCCTCCTTGGCGAGCATCATCTTGAGGAGTTTGGGATATTCGTCTGCCAATTTCGGATAGCGGGTGGTGATTTCTTCGGCCGGGACGCCACGGGCCACGAGGGGCGGGACGGCGGCGAG